CAACTATTGACATCGACACAGAACTGTCCGCAGTAAACAATATACTGGGGGCTATAGGTCAAGCACCAATTACAACATTAGGTACTGTTAGTGTAGTTAATGGTGTATCAGCATATGATAACCCAGAAATATCATTTATATATAACCTACTCCGTGATGCCAACGTAGACACGCAGGCAGAGGGGTGGCATTTTAACACAGAAAAACACGTAACATTCTCACCTGATTCAAACAAACATATACTTATTGGTAATGATATTTTATCAATGGATTTACACGATAACTATACAAAAAGAACTAGCAACCTCGTACGTCGTAATGGACGATTGTATGACAAAATAGATCATACAGATGAGTTTGACGGAGACATCAGTCTTGATATAGTACGTCTGTATCCGTTTGAAGATCTACCTATTGTATTTAGAAGATTTATTACATACAGAGCATCTACTGTAGCCGCTACACAACTTGTTGCAAACCCTAACTTAGTTAAACTGTTAGGAAATCAAGCTGGTTTAGCTAGAGCAGCTCTGCAAGAATACGAGTGCAACCAAGGAGACCATAATATGTTTGGATTCCCTGATAACACTACATATCAAACTTACCAACCTTGGAGAAACCTTAGACGATAATGGCAAGCGTA